ATTAATGAACCCAGATGTTCCCTCTGCCAAGGCCCCTCTAATTATTATGGAGCTTCAAGCAATGTCTACTAAGTTTGCAGTAATGTCATCTATCTATTCAACTATTGCAAAAGATAAAGCGGGAACGCCAAATAACAATAAGAAGAATGTATATTATTCAGTAAAGGAGTCCATAGACAAACTTGTAGATGCACTTAAGTATGTCGTTAGGTACAATTCATAAATGGCTAGAGATATAGTAAAAAACCTTAAATTTAAAAAACACACAGGAAAGTTTTTTGATCCTGAGCTGTTTGCTCAATTGCTTGATGAGTCATACAGAAATACTAAACGTGCAGACGGGGAGATGACTAAAAAAACATTCAGTCCCAGCACACTTGGATACGGTCATGGAACATGCCCAAGGTATTGGTATATGGCTTTTAGCGGTGCAATGTTTATCGATGACAACGATGCTGTTGCCGTTGCCAACATGGCACAGGGAACTCAGGCTCACGAAAGACTACAGAATTTAATTAAAACAATGCCACAGTGGAGAGCGGAAGAAGAAGAAATTCTAAACGAATATCCACCTATCCGTGGCTTTATAGATTTAATTATGGAGTACGACGGCGAGACCGTAATTGGAGAAATTAAGACGGCTAAGCAAGAGGTGTGGGATGCAAGACAGTCTGAAATGAAACCTACCCCCAATCATCTTCTTCAACTACTTACATATATGAAGCTTAAGAATGCTAAAGAAGGTTTCTTTTTATATGAGAATAAGAATACCCAAGAGCTAATTGTTATACCTATTTCAATGAATGAAAGAAACACAAAGATTATTGAGCACACCTTTGAGTGGATGATAGAGGTATGGGATAACTTTAAAGACGGAGATCTACCAATGAGACCCGAAGGGGCAACAAAGTCTAAGCTCCCATGCACATACTGTCCAGTTAAGAAGGAGTGCTACTCTAAAGATACCCCAGTTGGAACTATTAGAATAGATAGATTTGAGATTCCTGCATAATGATATGCGCTAATTCAGAATGCAAGAAAGACTTTAATCCTAAAACTCATAATCAAAAATACTGTACCGATGAGTGTTGCAGAATTGCAACCAACAGAAGAATTATGGAAAAGTATTATGAAAAGAAAGCAATTAGAAGTGGATCTAAAAGACCTTGCACTAAGTGTAAGGCACAGCTAAGTAGATATAATACATCTTCTATGTGCTCTAGTTGTGAAAAATCTACAAGTTTAGAAACAAAAAACAAACTGTTTGGGATGATTAATGACATTAGCTAAATTAGTAAAAACAAAAGCCAACAGAGTTCTTGGTATTGATGCCTCTACAAATTCAATTGCTTTCTGTTTAATGGAAAACGATATCCCATTGAAATGGGGAAAAGTTGAATTGACTGGCGCAGATATATACGACAAGATATATGATGCTAAGGTAAAGATGCACTCTATGTTAGATCAATTAAAGAGTGACTACATAGCAGTAGAAGGAGCAATACTTGTCAGATCCCCTGATGCTGTGATAAAATTGTCCTATGTCTATGGTGTGGTTATTGCTGAGCTTATGTCTACTGGCGCTTCCGTTATTACTATATCCCCTAGTTCTTGGCAGGCGTATATTGGAAATAAGAACCCAACCAAAGAAGAAAAGGCGGCTATTAGAGTAAAGAATCCAGGCTACGCAGACTCTTGGTATAAAACTCAATTACGTAATATGCGTAAACAAAGAACGGCAGATTATTTTAATAAGAAATATAATATTTCTTTAGAAGATTTTGATGTAGCAGATTCATTCGGAATTGCTCACTATGCCAATAAGGTGTTAACGGAACGATGAAACTATATCAAAGCCAGACCTGGCTATACAGAAGGTATGTTGTTCAAAAGAAAACGGTAACAGAAATTGCCGATGAGTGTAAAGTCTCTGCTATGACTATACAGAGATATTTAGAGAAGTTTCAATTAATTAGGAGGCGGTAATGTTAAGACCAGTATTTGAGGACACAAAAGATTTTCATTGTAGTGACTTATATCTTCAGGCTGTAGGTGCGCCTGCGGGATCAAAGATCTGGGCGGCATGTCATGAGATTGCCCATATGCTAATTGATAAAAATATATCATACGGAAACTCAGCGTTGGAGCCAGCCAGAATATTTTCGACGGCGGATGCAACAGAACAATTAAAAGTTCGTATTGATGACAAGCTAAATAGAGTTAAGAATAATCAAGGGTATGCTGGAGATAATGACATCGATGACCTTATTGGATATCTTATTCTATATAAAATAGCTAAATCTAGTTGATTTTTTAGTCGACTAGAAGTATAATGTATATATGAGCGAAATAGAATTGTCAGATCGTTTTGACAGAATGAATAGGGTTGTTGAAGAACTACTTAAAGGCAGCACACCAACCCAAATTGCAAATATTACGGGCATCCAGCGTAAAGAAGTTCTTGAGCTTATCGGAGACTGGAAAGATGTAGTTCACAATGATAGCAACATAAGAGACCGTGCAAGAGAAGCCATATCTGGGGCTGACCAGCATTATGCTATGTTGATCAAAGAGTCTTGGAAGACTGTAGAGGATGCAGACCAGTCTGGTCAATTAGGCATTAAGTCTGGCGCATTAAAGCTAATTGCAGACATAGAAGCAAAACGTATAGGCATGCTTCAGTCAATTGGAGTTCTTGAAAACAATGAGATTGCAAATCAAATTGCAGAAACAGAACGCAAGCAAGATATTCTAGTAAAGATTTTAAAAGAAGTAACATCAACTTGCCCTAAATGTAAGATGGATGTTGCAAAAAGATTATCTCAAATAACTGGGGTAATAGAATCAGTCCCAGTAGAGGAAGCGGATGTCGTTTGATTTTGAAGATCTCATCGACATGCTTGATGGGGAGGAGTTTGATGAGAAACCAGTCGATCTTAAAACGTTTGTTAGAAGTCCAGAATACCTTGGGCTTCCAGAACTTTCTGACTACCAGTACATTCTCATTGAAAAAAGTTCGCAAATCTACAAAGAGTCAACGCTTATCAAGTTATTCGGAGAAGAAGAAGGAAGAATAAGATTTAAGCAAACTGCAAATGAAATTGTTGCACAACTTGGTAAAGGTTCTGGAAAAGATTATTGCTCTACAATTGCTACGGCTTATATAGTTTATTTACTATTGTGCCTTAAAGATCCAGCAACGTATTATGGTAAGCCTCCAGGGGACAGCATTGATATTATTAACATTGCAATTAACTCTCAGCAGGCAAGCAATGTTTTCTTTAAAGGATTTAAAACAAGAATTGAAAAGTCCCCGTGGTTTGCTGGTAAGTATACAGACAAGGCTGCAGAAATTAAGTTTGATAAAGCTATTACAGTACACTCAGGCCACTCAGAACGTGAAGCTTGGGAAGGCTATAACGTTATAGTAGTTATTCTAGATGAGATCTCGGGCTTTGCAATTGATAATACTACGGGCCACGATCAAGCTAAAACTGGCTCTGCTATTTATGATATGTACAGAGCTTCGGTAGATTCACGTTTCCCAGACTTCGGTAAGGTAATTCTTCTTTCTTTTCCAAGATACAAGAATGATTACATTCAGCAAAGATACAATGCAGTAGTGGCGGAAGTAGAAACTGTTGTGCGTGATCATAAATTTAAGATGGATGAAGATTTGCCAGACGGAACAGAAGGCAACGAGTTTGTTGTTGAATGGGAAGAAGATCATATCATATCTTATAAGATACCTAGAGTATATGCTATTAGAAGGCCTACATGGGATATTAATCCTGTAAGAAAGATAGATGATTTTAAGGTAGCATTCTTTACTAATCCGTTAGACGCATTATCTAGATTTGCATGCATGCCACCAGATGCCATAGATGCATTCTTTAAGTCTAGAGAGAAGATTGAAAAAGCATTTAATAAAGGACATCTTGCGGTGGATAACTTCGGAAGACTAGAAGAATGGTTTATCCCAGATCCAGATAAAGAATACTTCTTACACGTTGACTTAGCTCAGAAGCATGACCATTGTGCAGTAGCAATGTCTCACGTTAACAAATGGGTTAATGTAAAGGTTACAGACACATACTCTCAACCAGCACCAGTAGTTGAAGTAGATGCTGTTAGATTCTGGACACCTACAAAAGATAAATCAGTAGACTTTACTGAAGTAAAAGATTACATACTTTCTCTAAAAACCAGAGGGTTTAAGATTCGTGTGTGCACGTTTGACAGATGGAACTCTCATGATATGATGCAACAACTAAAACAATACGGCATCAATACAGAGATTCTGTCTGTCGCTAAAAAACATTATGATGATATGGCTATGATTGTTGCTGAAGAAAGACTTTCAGGCCCGCATATACAGCTTCTCATTGATGAGCTTTTGCAATTAAAGATAATGAGAGACAGGGTTGACCACCCAAGAAAAGGATCTAAGGACTTGGCGGATGCTGTCTGCGGATCTATTTATAATGCTATAAAAAGAAGTAAGTTTGATACTAATGAAGAAATCAGAATACATACTTATGAATCTATGAGTTACGATAATGATTTTGGCAAGGAGCCAGACGGAGAAACAAGTTCTTACAACATGATTAGAGCTCCAAGAATACCAGAGAATTTAAAAGATGCCATGGACAGGATGACAATAATATGAGCACGTATCAAGAAAAAGCTAAGGCATGTTTATGTTGTGGTAAACATGTTCCACTCCCAACTGTTTTAAAAGAATATAACGGAGTAACCTTATGTCCAACTACATTTTCAAATGTAATTGAATATAAAAGAATATGGAAGACATCAGGATCTAGACCTATGGGAAATGTAAGGAAACATTTTTCAGAGTATGTACAGCAAATAGTAGAAGAAACTATTGACAAAAACGAAGACGGAACGTTATAATATACAACTAAGCAACATTAGCTTAGTTGGTTAAAGCCCCGAACTCATAATTCGGTAATCGTAGGTTCAAGTCCTACATGTTGCACAAGGAGGCAGTATGAACGAAGAAGAAGCAAATGACGAAAGAATAGCATACTACTTACAAATAGGTGCAATAAGTTTTGAAGGCATGGATGAAAATGGAGAAATCATTTATGCTATTAGCGAAACTGCAAAAGAATTGGCTCCAGAACTGTGGCAATCCCATACAGAATATGTTGACAGGTCTTTGCTTGAACTGTATGAGCAAGGGTTAGTCGAAATAGAATATGACGAAAACTTGCAGGCAACTATGCATATAAGTCCAGAAGGACAAAGGATTGCTAGGGAAAAGGGATTAATTGAAATGGACTTTAATCCAGATATTCCAAATGATTAGGTTAGGCCTTTGTAGCTCAGAGGATAGAGCAGGACTCTTCTAAGGTCTTGGTCACAGGTTCGACTCCTGTCAAGGGCGCAATGCGGATGTTGCATATTGGTAGTGCCTCTGCCTTCCAAGCAGAAGGGGTGAGTTCGATTCTCAT